CCTATTAGATTATCACCAACCAACTCATCATCAATCTCACTAATGCCAGTATCAATAACCTCATCAATTTCATAACGATAGAGCTCACATCTCAATGTATAAACATAATTCTTCTGAAGTTGATAAAATGGTTTTTCATGCTCTACATACTTAATTTCAAATAAACGATCTCCCAATGGGAAGTAAACGATATCACCTTCTTTTGGTCTAGTAGTAAGTTTCACATTAGACTCATTTTTCATTAAAGGTTCAATATATGTCTCCCATCTTTCTCTAGAAATAACCAATGTTATTTCATTTTGTGCTTCAATACCAAACTTTGATAATAGAACGGGATTTTCTGCATATCCATCATAATTATCAATATATGCTTCTAATGGATATGCATCATCAAATTTTGATTCAATTACTTCTCTTATGACCGTATTTTCAGTCATATATTTTCTAGGCAAATAATAAATCTCAACACCATACATTCTCAACTGTTCGTTGATCAAATCTTGAACTAAATTCTGCTCAGATCGTGCCCCTTGTTGAAAATATGGATTAAGCATATAATTAACCTATGAAGTCCAATGGGGGTATTTCATAAGTATTAGACATTCTTTCTCGAATACCGTCAAGCTCTTTTTGAGCATCATCATAAATTTGCCTACCATTTAATTCAACTCCTCCAGGAAGTTTTACTCCTTGGAATTTTAATAAATTTTGTCCCCATTGTCTTTTGATTAAAGCAGTTGCATATGGTTTTAAGAATGAATCATTCCATACTCCACTAAAATCAGCTGGATTTAGAGCTCTAAAACAATCCATAATTAACCAATCTCCCACACTAATACTTTGCCAATCAATATCAAGATATAATCTATCCATTCTTTGATTAAATCTTATTTGTTTCTCTGTTGTCAATAAAAAATCAATATCTTCAAGATATCTTTTAAGCATAGAATAAGTCAAAAGCTCAGTATTTCCCCAATAATGAATATCATTCAAAAATAACTGATATTTCATACTAAACATACCACTTGACATGGTATTTGATCCATCAAAATGAAATACCTTTGTTACACCAATAATAGATGGAGGAACTTGTAAATAATTACTAGTTTCTTCCCATTTAAATGATGTCGATACCCCAGCAATTGTTGCTGAAGTATTTGTAGTAACGATTCCTACTTGTGTCTTATTTGGCGCTGTTCCCCTATCAATATCTTCTTGTGTTACTTGATATTTAAGATACATCTGAGCAACACCATCAAAATGTCTCTCATTAAAATACTGAATGGCATCATCAATTAAGTCTGATATTTGCTCCTCTGCAACATTAACCTCCAACACTGGAGCACCTAACTGTCGCTTACAGTAATCTATAAATTCTTGTCTACTTGCTGGTTGTGCCATTTATACTATTACTCCTTGTAATATTTAGGAAGGTGCTGAAGATATTCCTTGATAAACCAAAATATTACCATTTATAATATTATACGTGGTTGTTCCAGAACTTACTAAAACATTATATTCATATCTTCCTTCAGAAAAAGAAGTAGTTGCTGCAGATGTCATGGTCAAATCAAATTTTCCTCCTGCTGCACTAGTAAATCCAACCGTAAAGGTTCCATCTGGAATTGTTGTTGCACCCACACCCACACTCTTTTGCATTTGAGAAGAACCCGTCCAAGTAGTTCCAGCTCCTGAAAAATCAAAAGCAGCATTAGAAGTGTCAACAACAGTAAAACTAGCTTTAAAATTTGCTCCACCATAAAGAGTCAAATTTGAACCATAAGGTACTCCAGCATCTGGATCGAATGTTATCTTTTTAGTTGCCATGGACTAACTCTTTAAGTAAGGACTTGATTTCATTAATTTCACTTCTTAAATCATTTAAATCTTCTTCAATAGTATCCACCACTTGATTCTTTTCATTTTTTGCAGCACGGATAGCAACATATTGATCATGATCTAATCCATTCACATTAATAACTGCATTTGTTTTAGGATCTCTTGCAAGATCCTTATTACCATCTATTTTATAATAATCCATATTAAGCGAATGAAATTACTCTCAAATCTTTCATTTGAGGCACATAAACCTGATCGGTAGATGTAAGTAGAATCTTAATTTTATAAGATCTGAAAGAAGGTAGATTATCTATTGTAAAAGTATAATCCTTAAAATCTATACTATCAGGAGTAAATCCATGTGTATTTGATTTTGGAACAATAGAATCAGATGCACCATTATTATCTTCCGTAGCAATTATTTGTCCCCTATTATTAAAATTGCTATATCCTGGGAAAGGTGTAAATATTGGTGTAAATCCTGACACATCACCAATAGCATAGAATGCTCTAATATCACAATTAACATTAATATGAGCCGCTACAAATATTTTAATAGAAGTTGCAGAATTTTCTAAAACAACTTCTTTAGAAATATATTGACATGCCGTTGGGTCAGTATCAATAGAATTTACTCGTTTATCAGTTGCATAATTTGTAATCACATCATTAACCCTATTTGATGTGAGAATAGTACTTACTCTTTGAGCATCAATTACCGGACTTATTTTAGTATCTGTAGTGCCAAGGAATAATCTCATATTCATCGATTTATTCCCAGCAACATTAGTTAATTTTGCATCCTCATTAATTTTAGATGCAATCATTCTGGGGGAATCAAAATAATTTGAAGTATTTAAATTAATAGATTCAAATCCAGCATCAATAAATGGAATTTCAGTTCCACTAAAACTACTATTAGTTGTAGTTCTTACTTCTCCAGTAATTGAAGTTCCCTTAGTAGTTACATTATGAACAACTGGAGTAAGAATTTCAAAAGGCATATTTTGAGTTGCCCTTATACCAGGACCACCAGTAGATTTGGTTTCATTTATATACAATGATGGATATCCTACATCATTACTCCTATCATCATTATTAACATTAAATGTCTTAGACATATCTAATTTGATATGATATGAATCAAAAGTTATTGGATTAGAAACTGTAGCATCTCCTAAAGTATGAATTCCATTAATTCTTTTTAGGTTAACTCCATCAAGTTCATATTTGTAAACCGGAGTTCCTACAGGATAAGCTGCTTTATCAGATCCTCTTACAATATTTCCACCAATTGTATTACCAGAAACGTTTGTGTATTCAATAATTTCTGTACCAATGCGAAGGAATCCAACATTAGTTGTTCCCACACCTACACTTTCAAAACTTGAGAAATTAGATGCATCATCTACTGATATATTTCCAACAGATCCAATAGGATAAGCAGTACTAAGTTTAGTAGGTTTAATATCTGATTCAGCATTATATATTTCAACTACATTATCACTAGAATACATTCCATGATTTTGATGATTTACTTTAATATGTAAACCATCTGTATCTACAGTAACTGAAGTTGCAGTAACAGCACCACCAACACCTCCAGGAAGACCGTAATTTAATTCAGTTGTAATTCCTGAACTGTTAGTGTAGAAGAAAGTATTTGCTATTCCGGTTAAGAATTCACCTTGTACATTATCAAGAATAAGTTCACTAGTTTGACCGATACCGGCAACAGATAATCTCATATTCTTTCCAATAGTCGCAATTCCAATAGTAGTAATTCCAAGAACATCGCCAACTTGATATCCAGATCCCCCACTAGTAACAGTTGCAGCAACAGCAACTCCACCAACAACACTAACTTCTCCAGTTGCTCCTCTACCATCACCTGTAAGAGTGACCAAATTCACACCAGTGAAAGTATATGATCCATCAGTAGGAGTATATCCAATACCAGCATTAGAAACTGTTAAAGTACCAGATGCTGTTCCAGCACTTCCCACTAAATTAGCAGTAGCATTAGTACCAGCTTGACTAAATGTATTTCCAATTTCATATCCAGAATCTGCAACTGTAGTTCCTAATCCAACCCGCACCTTTCTTGCAATAGGAATAAGAGAATCAGGCATAAGTATAGGAATTTGATTATTTCCTTTGGTAAGCTCAGGATTATAGAAATCAACAGATCCTGCTCGTAAGAAATCTGCTCTATAAAGAGTAAATTTAAGATCTTCCCATTGACTTGCTTCCCATGTAGAAGCATTTTGTGATTTGAATAAAGAACCCAAATAAGGTTGATTAGAAATAAAGGTTTGTGTTAATAAATCATTTTCACCAATTCTTGAGATATAAACACTATATTTTGTTGAATTGGATGCTAAAGCAATTGCATATTCTATATTACCACCTTCAAGATAAACTGGTGCTTTAAATTCAATCGTAGTTGCAATAGATCCATCACTAGAAATTGTAATTTCTTCGGGAGATAATACTATTTCAGAAAAAGGAAGAACTTTTGGAGTTGGGAATCCATTCTTCATAGTTCTAATTTGGAATATCACAGGAATATCCATATCATCCTTAGATCTAAAGAATATATCACACTTAGTTACAAATACACCTGTTGATTCTTCAACTAAGAAAGATTGTGCTAAAGGATCATACCATCCAACAACTACTCTTTCACTTTTACTTTCAATAACCTCAGAACTTATAACTTGCATACCAGTAGAACGATTTGTAAGTTTCTCAGCAAATTCTTTTTTCTGCTCAACTCTTGCATTTCTAACAGAAATAATATTTTCTTGAACTGTTTCTAAAGTTCCTGCAGCAGTAAATGCCTCTTCAGCAACAGTTGTAGCATCGTTTTGATCATTATCTTTATCATTCACTAAAGTAAATGTTTTAGTTCCAGTTTCAAATCTTGGATGATTTAAATCATTTGGGTTTGGATTATAATAACTTCCAATAAGACCTGCTGCTAAATCTGAAATAAGACGAACATTAGTGATAGTAGCTTGTGCTCCACTTGTTTTGCCCGTAAGAACCATACCACTTTCAACCCAACCAAAAAAGCTACCTTGAGCTTCTTGTGAAAGTGAATAAGTATCTACATTTAAAGTATTGGATGTAGATGAATATATGGCAGGAAGGATGCTACCAGTATAAGGATTATCTGGATAAGTCGCTGTTGGAACATTATAAGGACCTTCTCTATGATTAGATTGTGCTACTCTAAATGTTATTTGTGGGCGAGATCCTTCCCATAGCGCAATTCCAACACCAGTTCGTATAGATCTACCAACAACAGTTTCTCCTACTTGGAATGTACCAGAATCCATACTTATTTCAAGAAGTTTTGGTACACAAAATTTCGTAACATCTACCCCATCAAAGAATGCATATATTCTTGTCAATGGTTTCATGCGCTTAGAAACAAATTCAATATTTCTAGCTCTCATATAGGGAACAATATCCCTACTTACTACTCTATCACCCACAGAATGCTTATCAAATTGTTCAGTAACTGTTAATCGAGTTCCTGCTCTACTCATTACACCAGTATCACGAGTCTCTTCCAAAGTATCTTCTATAGTTGTAACAGTTCTATTTCCCCATACAGTCCTTCTACCACCAGGTCCATGTCCAGCCCAACCTACCCATCTACCACCTTGACTAGTCTCTCTAGTTCTGGTTTTTGTTATAACTTCTTGACCAGTCCAATTAGTTTCCCAGGCATTCCAAACAATAGGAGCAAATCCTGTCTGAGGATCTACATTCATATTCTTAACAGCATCTGCCATAGTTTCGGCATAATTGCCTTCAGTCTCAATAATTTTTGCTTCAATCCTAGTAGTATCTACCCAAGTATCTGATGAAGGTGTTAATTCAAGAGTTCCTTGCCAAAAACTAATAAGGAAAGGAGTTACACTTTCAGTCCTTGTTGCAAAACTTTGCTTTATCCATTCAACATCAGCATAATTTAAAGTTAAAACATCATTTTGCTTTTTTACATTAGCTCCTTGAACTAAAGAAAAATTAAGATCTTCAGTTGAGTCAACATTTTCTACTGGACCAAATATAAGATCTACGGAATTGGTATAATGTCTTGGTCTGCATACATTATTTTCCCTATCAATACTATTGCTAACATTAGTATTATCTTGTGTCGCAAAAGAAGTAAAATTATCAACAAAGAAACCTGATTTAAATCGATTTAAACCATTATTATCAGGAACAAACATATTAGCAGTATTAACTTCTAATAAAGATAATGCAGTATAATACTCTAAATTTTGAATTCTATTTTCAAGATTCTTAATATCAACCATTCTGAAGCGTTTATACTCCATAAATTTAATAGCTGCTTGCTGAGGACTATAAAGATATGGAGGAAGTGTAATTGTAGCTAATTCTATAGCATTATCAACAGGATTTGGTTTTTCTGGATTATCTGAAGGAACACCATATACAACCTGAAAATCTCCATCTTTTGATAAGAAAATTCTATCTACTCTTCCTTGATAATATGTAATATCTGTAATAATATTTTCATTTGATGCTAAAATATTGGCCGCAGAATTTCCAGATCCATTAAATGACCTTCCAAGAAATTCTAATGGAGATCTTACATCTTCGGCAACAGTATAACTAGAAACTCTTGGTCTAATATCAATAATATCACTATTACTAAATCCATTAATCGATTGAATTTCAGTTCCATAATTATAAGTATTATATGAATTTACTGTAGTAATGTCACCATCATCAGTAGATTCATAATATCCATTTTCAAAATAAATTTTTAATTGTTTAGCAGGAGATTCACTATCTGATTTTCTTATAATTGTTCCATAATTATAAAAAGATTCTTTTTGTCCAGAATTAAATTTATAATTTGAACCTATTTCAAAACTTGGAGTATTTAAACTACTAACAATTGCCGTTACGTTAGACTCTTGAAATTCTACAGTTTCTCCTTCTTTAAATTCATAATCATTTTTAGCAATATATACAATTTGAGTAGCATTTGTTTTTTCAGCACAAATTGCCACAGCTCCACTTGTTTGTCCTATTAATAATTCACCAATTATCAACTCTGTAGTTGTAGTAGAAGAACTAATAATGGATGTAAGAGTTACTTGAGGTGCTGAAGGACTTGAAGTATCTGCAGATTCATAAATTCCATGAATATTAATAACATCTGGAGTATTAAGAGATATTGTCTCATCCTGTACTCTAGTTCCATATGGATAAGTACCATAATCTAATCCATCATTTGCAGTTGTTGATCCAATGCCAGATTTTTGATTTTTAGATTTACTAACTATTATAGAATTAACTCTATTTTTTACTTTTTTCTTTGCTTTAGGCTTTAATTTCTTTAAGGTGGCAACAAGTGTTGCACTAGTATCATTAGTTCCTAAATCACGAATAGATAATTCTGTTGCATCACCATTAAATTCAAATTTAGATGCACTTAAAGATTCAGTAGATCCATCAGATCTTATTAAAGAATATCTCTCATCATCAAATGGTAAAAATGTTTCATTAGATCCTGCAGTCGGCTTAGTTGATGAAGATATTTCATTTGATGTAATATCAACAGTAAAAGCCTTTCTGATAGTAATAGATGCATTTGTTAAATTTACATCAGAAACATTTGGTTTAGGAAGTACTGTAAATAAACTATTATCTGAAGACTTATTTAAATTGGTAGTTAAAATTTTAAAATCAGTTGGAGCATATTGAGAAGATGGAAGAGCACCTTCTGCAATTCCAGTTACTGTAGCAACACCTGCAACTTTAATATAACTTGATGCGGTATCAGTTCCTGTTCCAACATAAGTAACTCTAGCAACAATAGGATCTTCTGATCCCGCAGTAGTATCGCTATACTGAACTAGATCTCCTATTTTTAAACTTTCATTTCCATAAAGAGATGCATTCACTCCAAGAGATGGATTATATAATTGATCACTTCTTACGGTACTTATACCCTGATTTAGTGGAGTAATTGATGCTATTCCAACATTCCATCTTGGTGTTTGAACTATATCTGCACTAAAAGTATTAATTCCTGTAGTACCATCATTTGTACCATATAGAGATTTTACATCAGAAATTGAACTTTCTGTAACTGCTATAGCAATTCTTCCATTTGGAATACCATTAAAAGATAATTTTTCATTTAAAATAAATTCACCAGATGTATCATATACCGTTACAGCTGTCCCAGCAGAAACTGCATATCTAATAAACCCCTTTGCACCACTACTTTCTCCCTCAACTAAACATGGAATTGAAAGAGTATGTGATTCATTTAAAGCAATATTAGTATATTTTTGTATATCATATAAAGTAATTCCCCATTCATTTAATTTATCATTTGTTGTGCTATATGAACCAGATTCTAATCTATAATCATAAACTCTTGCAAGACCAATTTCATTTCCTGGGGCAGTCTCTGAAGAAACACCAACTCTTTGATCTCTCAAACTTAAATAATAAGTATTACCAATTCCAATAGTAGGTGCTCTATAAACTCTGTTTAATTTTACACTCAATCCCGTATTATAAATTATTGATTGATCTTCTAAAGTTTTTGTTGTTCTTGGCTTATTTACATCAAGCCAAGTAGTATTTAAAGTTTCAATCTCATATCCCTTTACATATGCTTTTCCTGGGGAGACTTTATATAACCCTAATCCATTAGATGGAGTAGATCCCCCATATGTAAATTGACCGGATTGAAAAATACCCCGATTCCCTATATTATCATTTAAGGAATTTGCCATACTTATATCAAAAGGTCTTACATAATAATTACCACTTTCATCATAAGTCCTTCTGGCAAGAATATCAGTTATGTCATAGTCAAATACTCCTCCCCCCAATGAAGTGGTCTTTTTCGCCTTTAAAGTACCTTCTTTAACTGTTGCCAATTCAACAAAATTATTATCATCATTATCATCAATACTCTTTTTAAATAAAGATAAAGAAACTTTTAATCTATCGGCACCAGGTGCAGCATAATTGTTAAATCCTTGAGAGTTATCATTCAAACTCTCATCCATATCAGCAGTAATAATCTCTTCATTTATATACAAACCAACTCTATAATTTGGTTTAGTTGCATATTGATCAAGAATAAGAGTTTCTTTATCTACTTGAACAAATTGTCCACGAACAAAATATACACCATCTTGGATTTGAAAAGCAGTGCCCGTAATTGAAGCATTCGTAGCGATAGTACTAGCAAATGGAGCTCCTGCAGTAATTACTGTATTGCTTAATAGTCCTGAAGTAATATCTAAACTACATACTAAATTTTCAGCATCTGAAAATGTTTGTGTAGAATTATTATTTGTATTGGAAGATATATAATTGCAATAAAGAGTTAAGTTATTTCTTTCAGAATCTTCAGCAAGCAAAATATTATCTACAACTGCTGTTACTCCAGACTTTTGGCCAGTAATTTTTGTTCCTATTAACTGATCAACATAAGCAGATACTGGTATTCCTTGAAAATTATTATTTAATTGTACTCCATAATAAAGCTGATTATATCCAGTATTTCCTGGAATTACTTTAGCACCCTCTTTAAAAAAGTGTTGACCAAACTTTTCAATTTGATTTTGTAATATTGACTGAAGATTATTTAATTCTCTAGCTTGTACTGGATATCCAGGTTTAAATAATACCTTATGGTAGTCATTATTTGTATCAAAGTCGTCAAAATATGGAGCTACATTTAGATTAGTTTGCTGGGGCATGATTTTTTAGAACTGCAAAACGACTTTAATATCTTCTTTTTGGTTTGATGACCTAGTAATAGAAGGTCTATTATCAACATAAATTATATTTCCAGAATGTCTTTTAACTTCTGGATTAGAAATACCACTGGTAAAATCTTGACCAAGATAATATGTTCTATTATTTATTACAGTAGACAGACCTGTAAACGATGTACTAATTGATAAATTTGATCCAGATGAAGGAACAATAGTCAAACTTCCGCCTGTAGTAGGAGAAGCAGTAAATTCCTGTAACTCAAATCCATAAGTAGGTTCTGTTACAGCAGTTCCGACAGTATTAAAACCAGCCATAGACTTATCTTGCCAATATTTTAATACCCCAGTCGTTTGGTCATAACTTACAACTCTACCAACAGCAGTTGATCCTGTTGCAATAGTTTGTGTAAAATATGCATCTGCTGTAAATGTAGCTGTACTGTAACCAGTTCCAGTTAAGGCAAGTGCTCCAACCGCACTAGCTTTATCTCTAGTTAAAACTGCAGATGAACCATAGTCTTGTGGATTTTCTACTATACCAACTCGTGCAATTTGATTTCCAGTTATAAAATCTGGATTTTCATTATCATTTTCAATTCTTGAATATAAAAGCACATTATATGCTCCAAGTTCTCTATAGATATCAGAACCATGACCACCTTCAGGAGAAATAATAACTTCAAAAACTGGTCTTGTAGTTCCTGTTGGAACTCCACCTGCAACTAAATCAACACTACCATAAGTATATCCGGATCCTTGATTAGAAATAGATATTGTATCAACCTTTGAATCATTATTAATCACAATAGTTGCTTCTGCTCCACTTCCATCACCTTTAATAGGAACTTGAGTATAAGTCCTATTAGCAGTGCCAAGGCCAACACCACGATTAGTAATAGTTACAATTTTAATAGATCCATCAATTGCATTTCCCCTCACTGCAGCATCATTAGTATTATTATTCCAATTTTGAGGAACAGGGATAAAATCAGTAGATTCAAATTTTACAATATCACTTGGTTTAATCGTATAAAGATATTTCCAAATATAACCATCACCACTACTACCTGCAGATCTTGGTTCTAAATCTGTAAAAGTTGGTTCATCTAAAGAAGGCCTTCCATTTACATTATCTGGATCTGTGCCATTTTGAAGACATTCATATACTCTATAATCACTATTAAGGACATAATATGATGCTCCATATAAATTGGTTGCCCCAGAAATTTTAGCCGTATTAGAAACTGTATAATCATTGCGATAATAATCATATGTAGTTCCAGATGTCCACAATCTTCTTATGATAACTTGCCTTACATCATCCGAATTAATCTTCTTCATAGCAATCATAGTGTCCCAATATTCATTTTCATCACTAAAAGAATCTTTGGGAGAAGGTGGGGAGATATCCCAATCTGATTGAAAATCCGCAGGATTTGGTAGTCCAATAAAAGAATAATATGAATTACCAGATGAATTTACACCTGTAATAAAATTCTTTGCATTCAATATACGAACTTGATCAGTTATAATAGCAGCCATTTTTTGAACTTTTTATTTATTTATTTAAATATTAATCAAAGAGTGTAATTTTTATATTTTAAAGCAACAGATCTCTGTACTATCATAGAAGTTGAAATTCCAGAAGTTTCTGTTCCAATTCCACCTAGAGTATAAGAAGTATAAGAATTTATACCAGATCTAGAAGGTAAAGCAATTTTACCCCAACTAAATTCACCCATATAATCTGAAGTTGTTATACCAGCATCATATGTAATTAAACTTGAGGTATTCACAAATACTCTGTTTACAATAGTAGTAATACCAGATACACTCTTCTGAATCGATTCAGTACTACTAATAGAGTAAATATTATCTACAAATGAAGTTCCTATCCCCACAGTAGTAGATCCTGCAGAATCAAGAGATGTTATAGATGTTGAACCAGATCCAGTATTGGATTCAAATACCATAAAGTAATCATTAGCACTCAAAGAACTTAAAGTAATTCCAGTTCCAGTAAGAGTAGCGTTTCTTAAATCTGAATCATACGGTATATGCAAATCAAATATTAATTGAGCCTGTGCTCCATTAGTAGTAGTACCAACTCCTACAATAACTCCAGAATCACCAGTATATGAATTAACATTATTTGTTTCAATTGTAGATAATGGAGGAGTAATAAGAACTGTTGGTACATTAGTGTTTGTATATCCAACTCCAGGACTTGTAATTGCCACCCCAGTGACCGTTCCAGCAGACCCAATCGTAACCGAACCAAATGCTTGTGTAGTTGTTCCAATGCCTACTGTAGACGCAATACTTACCGTTGCAGTAGTATATCCAACTCCCCCATCAGAAATAACAATAGAAGAAATAGATCCAATACCAGAAACTACAGCAGTGGCAGCAGCACCTGTCTTAGATTCTTGTCTAACAAAATCAATTTTATTTTGGAAATCAACAGTAACATCATTTTCATTTTGAGGGTCGAAGAATGGTCTTATATTATCAACATAAATTGATGTTGATCCTATTCCAACTGTTTTAATAATATAAGCAACTGGAGTAATATTAGGCTCATATATTTCCCTATCTTTACCAATAGGTTGTTCATCAATAATCTTATCTTCAGTTTGTCTACACCATTTTACGGGTCTTAACAAATTAGAATCTTCAGTATTTCCTGGTCCAAAATAAGCACTTGTCTCTACAACATCCACAGAAGTAATATTTGTAGATGTTCTAGAAGTTTCTTGCATATAAAATGGTTGTCCAACTGCAGGATCATAACCAATTATTAAATCATCACCTTTCTTAACAGTTTCAAGAACTGATCTATCAATAATATCAGTGTCACCATTTCCTTTATAGAATGCAATCTTAATAGTATCTCCAACTTTAGGTGCTTCTGTAAATGTAAGGACACTTCCTCCTTTAAATGTATATCCTTGTCCAGGAACTTGAAGTATATCATTTACAAAAACGATTATAATATCTTGAACATCAATTTTTGATCCTTTGGATGACATAATGGATAATGTATTTCCTGTCACTGATAATGGGAAATCAATTCTTTCCCCATCAATGTATCTTTCAACATTATCCAAAGTTTGTAAATGCCCAACTGACCATCCAGTAAATTCATCTGCAAATACCTTATCAATTGTTAGTTTAAATTCTTTAAATGTAGAAGTAGTAG